ATAATTGCAAAGAAATTAACTACATATGCTGCTTCATTTGTACCTGTTGTATATGTATCTAACATTGCATATTTAGATTTAAGCTTTGCAACTAAATCTTCCCAATCATTTCCATTGGTATCACTTATTTTTTGTAAATAAATTATTAATTTTTTAAATGATGGGCTGTTTAAAGTTATTTCTTCATTTACTACTTTAGAGATTTCTTCTCTAATGATTTGTCTTAGTTCTGATTTTTTCATAATTTTAAAATTTAAAATATTATTTTATTATATATATGCTAAAGATAAATAAAAATGTTATAGGAGCCAAATTTATTATACTAAATTCACTGGAAGGCCATCAACTGGTAAATTAGAGATAACAGAAGTATTATTTTCTAATATTGGTGGATCTAAGATTTCGTTTCTTATATTTGTTGAATTATTATATTTATTATAATGATTATATCCATTTTCATTACCTGTACTTTCAGTACTTCCTCCATTTCTTAAGCTTATAAATGGACTGCCTTTTCCAGATTTTTCAGTAGCTCTTCTTGGTAAGAAATCTTGGATTGGGGTAAATCCTAAATCTACATTTATTATATGAGGTAATTCTTTAACTGAGTTATCCGATTCAGTTTTACTATTACCTATATTGATTTCCCAAGGAGATTGTTCAGGGATAGTGTAATTTAATGAAGTTATAATACCTGGAGTTTCAAATAGATAAGCCCCCATTGTCATTTTATATAATGTGCCTCTCATAAAACCTGCCTCTGTATAGTCAGGGGCTAGGGTGGAGGCTAGATAGTTTAGTTTATAATACATAGGCATTAACTCTTGTTTAGATTGAGCGGCCACAGTAAAACTCATTTTAACATCTCTAGTGAAACCTTCATAATTATATAATGTATTACCTCTACCTACATAATTTATTGAATTCCATTTTGGAGAATATGAATCACTAAAATTATTAATGAAGGCCCTAAAATGTATGTAAAAAGCATTTGCTGAGGTATCATTTTTGTAAGCTGCTATATAAAAAGTAGCTAAGTCATTTAAAGAACCAGCACTTCCTCCTAATACATTTGCCCCTCCTATTTGAGAATCTCTTCTTTTAAAAGAATCCAGGTATATAGAAGAAGCTGTTATTTTATCAAGGGCATTTTTAATATTGTTTTTATCTGTAAATCCATCAAGACCTTTTAGAGTGTAGTCTGATCTATTTTTAGTTCTTGAACCAGGATCACCTAAATTTACTCTTTGTTCTATATTATCAACTAGGTAATTAGGAGATAAAGATAAAATAGTTTTATTATTTTCAATACCTAGATCTTTTCTAAAATCTTTAACTAAAGTAAAAGGATTACCTTTAACAAGGGTAGGAAGTTCAGATATTCTAAATAGACCTGAGAATTTAGGATTTGTTGATTTTTCGTTAAGTTGATCCTGAGTAAGAGCTGCTGTATTGGGATATAGTTGATTATAGTTAGTAGGGGTAAAAGTAGATAAAGTTTGGTTAGCCGGAGCTTGTTTAAAACCAAATGGGTTATTTGAGGTTTGATTTCCTGTATCTATATCAAATCCTAAAATAGAATTATCTCCTCTAGCAGATATTGAAGGATCTAAAAATTGTTTTAGAAATATTGGTGTATTACTAACTCCTAATTTACGAGTTATATCTTTATATTCAGGAGAATCTACTTTATAATTTCTAGAAGGGACTCCTCTAAAATAGGGTTGGTTGAAATTTATATTTCGATCACCTGTTCTCTGATCAGCAAATTGAATATTAGTTTTACCTATACCTAAGATAGAACCAGGCCCTCCACCATATGATAAAATATTATTAGAACCATCAGTTCCTAATTGTTTATTATACCATATATTTAAAAGTCTGTTTTTATACTCTCCTTCTAATGAGTAAGTAATGATTGGGGATGGTAGAGGGTGAGATGGGGGAAGATTTGTAGCACCTCTAAGAGAAGCTCCAGGTGCTTGAGGATATGTTATAGTCTCTTTTAATATTGGAAATTGATTATTTTCCTCTAAATTATTTCGTTTAACTACATCACTATATAGGTTTATCCCTCCAGCACTCAATACTGTATTTAAAAATCCACTTCCGGTATCGGTATTTACTCCTGTAGGTTTAAGTGGATTTAAACCTTGTTTATTTAAGTGAGTTCCTGTCCATCCTTGAACAGCAACTTGGGCCAATGTTGAAGTCGGTAAATAAATACCTTCATTAATAGCTCCTCCTCCATATCCTGCCCCGAAAGAGGCTTCAGTTTTAACTGCAGTTCTTGATAGTAAATTTTGATTAGCGGTAAATATTAAACCACGAGGTGATTTTATATCAAAAAAATATTGGGTTAAACGTGATACATCTTTACCAGCATTAATAGGGGCCAATAAACCTCCCCTCACCAATGCATCCGGAAAACGCGCGGCTAAAACATCAAAAGGGGGATTATCTTCAGCTCCTATAGAATATCCAGTTTGACCAGTACTATCAACTCCTTGTTGTAGGCCTGGTATTGGAGTAGTAATGTAGGGTTGATTGCTAGATCCTCCTTTTAATTTATCTCCTCCGTATTTAAGATTTAAAAGGTTGGTTTTTAGGTTTATTAAAGCCATGTTATATTCTTACCCTGGAAGATTCAATAAGTATTGATCTGTATTTGGAATCACACCATTATTATAATCAAGTTGAGACGGTTGAGGGAGATTGTTTGAAAATCCATCAACATATCCTTGATACGCGGCATTGACCGTAGATTGGTTTGCTCCATTAACAGAGTAGCTAGCTTGTGAACCATCAGCATGAAGTTTAGATTGACCAGTGGCTAAAATGTTGATAGCTGGGGTTGAACCATTTCCTGTAATAGACAATGGAGTTCCTGTTTGAGTTAATTTGTTGTATAGTGACATAGTTTCTAGTTTTAATGTTTATTATATGTATGTTAGGAACCAGTACGATACTCAGCTAATGCTAAAGTTTTTCCTACTAAGTTACCATCTATTGATACATTTCCTTCTTTATTTAGGATTGAAGTTAAAAGTTGATTCATTCTGTCTAATCGTTCAGCTAATGGTTGTATATTAATAGAGGAAGACATAATTGAAGTAGATTCTTTACTTTTTCCTATTTTATTAGATATTCCTGGGGCTGCCACTAAATCATCATTTGGAGATAATTCAAATAATCCTCCTTCTTTAGTTGATACTGTGGTTTTTCCTTTAGCCGGGGATAATATATCACCCATTGGTTCAGGTTGAGTTGGACGAAGACTCTTTAATGCTTGAAATTGGTATGTCTGTGATACAGCATCACCATAACCCTTAAACGCTTTTATAGTACCACTAAAATCAGATTCTCCTCCAGTAAATATAAATTGTAACGCTTCGACAATAGGCATTAGGATTGCACTAACTGATTTTATGGTAGGCAAAAGTTGATTCATCAAAATTTTAACTATAGGTCCTACAATTTTAAATACATCAGCAAAGATATCAAAAACAGGCATTAATGCTTCTGCTACAGTCACAAATATTTCTCTTAATTTTTCAACAGAAGCATTCATTCGGTCTTGAATTGAGGCTTGATTTTCTAAATCTTCAATACTCTTTTCTTTTAACATCTGTTGGGCTTTTTCTATCCCATATTGTTCTTCTAAACTATTTAGTAATTCTCTTCTTTTTTCTGCTTCTTCTCCTGATACTCCTTTTAGTTGATCTTGGATAAATAAAGTTTTAGCTAATTCTTCTCTATTCATCCCAACAGATTTAGCTATTACATCTTGTTGTAGACGATTCATTTTACCAAATTCAGCAGAAGACCCTAAATTTTTATTTATCTCTTCAGCTAAACCTGCCACATCATTAGTTAAAGCATAATATCGAGCTTGTTCTAAATTTAATTGGCGGCCAGTTAATAATTCTGCTTCTAATTCTGATTCAATGGATGATTGGAAATTTAGTAAACTTTCTGCTATTGCATCTATCTTAGACATTTCTAAACCTAAAGATTTAGCTACAGCAACTGCCTCTGCTATCAATGATGGATTTTTTCCTAGAGAAAGAGTAGTGGCTGCAGAAACATCTTTTATTTCTTTTAAAACTTCTTTTTCATTTAATGCTACTCCTAATCTAGTTGAAGATATTCTAGCTTGAGCTAATACTTCTCCTGTGGCATCTTCTAAACTTTTATTAGTACCTAATGTTAATTTATATATACCTGCTAATTCTTCATTAGTTAAACCTGCTGTTGTTCTAAATTTAGTCATAGTGGCTAAATCCTCTTTATTTAGCATAACATTAGTACCTAATGTTTTATTTATTGCTAATAGAGATTCTTGCATTCCTTTAGTAGTGACAAATATATCACCACTAGCATTGGCCGATGAATTTAACTCAGCGCTCATAAAAGAAGCATCCTGGTAGGACATATTCATACCTTTTGCTAGGTCTCCTGTTAATCCATCTACTAATTTGAAGGCATCTACTAATTCTTTTAATAGAGCTAATGGCCCTAAAGCTTTAGCTAATGCTGGGCCTAGAGATTTAATACCTGCCATCATCGGAGACATAGCTTTTTCAGCTGCTTGGGGAATACCCATAGCCATAGCTTTTTGTTTTGCTGCAGCTCCTTTTAAAGCGTTTCCATTTTTGTCTATTAAACCTAATCTTGTTTTTAATTCATCACTTATTCCTTTTCCTGTTTTTAGACTTTCAATTTCAGCTTTTGATAATCCTTTAATAGCCCCAAATGTTTTTTGATTGTATATGGCTGTTTCTTGAGATGCTTTTGATGCGTCTTGAAAAGCTGAAGAAAATTTACTTAAACCAGGAATAGCACTACTTATTCCTTCTAAACCAGTAAATAATTTTATACCAGCATTTTTTTTAATTTTTTCTTGTTCTCCCCTGATATTTTGAAGAGCATCAAAGAATCTTTGCTGCTCATTAGCAGCAGATTTTGCCTCTTTTAATTCATCTCCTTTAAGTTTTCCTGATTGGATTGCTATTTGTAAACTTTGAAATTGAAGTTTAGCTTTTTTTTCTAGTTTATCTAAAGTTTTACCTTCAATTAAAACTCCTTGAGAATTTTCATATACTATTTCTTGAGCTATTTTAGATATTGAACTTAAAGCACTTTTAGCATTAGATAATTCTTTATTTTGTTTACTTAACTCAGCTACACTATCTCTAAATGATTTAGAAATATAACTTAATTCATTATTTAAGTCATCTGCGGCATTTACTACATCCCTAAATAAAGTTTCAAATTTTTCTAATTCACTAGTGCTAGCTTTAAGATTTATAAGTTGGTCTTGATAATATGCTCGTTCTCTAGCATTTAACTTAGATAAAGTTCCTTCTATCTGTTTTATTTTATCAGCTAATTCTTGTGGAGTTGCCATTCTGTATTTTATTATATGTATGGAAAAAGCCCACTTTTGGTGGGCTTATTTCTTCATACTAGTAGAATATGTTGGTTTTTTAGCACTTCTCATAAATTCAGGAACATTAACATTTCCTTGAGAATCTATAATAGTGGTAGTGTCTTTACCTTTGGATGCTTTTTCGTATTCTTGGGCCTCCTTATCATAAAAGGATTTTAATTCATGGAATGTAAAATTTCTTAACCATATAGGCATATGGTAAACAGTTTCCCAATCATATCCTCCTTTACCATGAAAAACAATTTCATGGATTTGTTTAAATAAATTTTTACGTGTTTGGGGTGCGGTCTCCAAACTCAGGCCAAAAAAATTCAATCCCAACTGGAATATTGACTCTACTGTTGCCCCCGTTGGGAAAAAAAGTAAGGTCAACATCTGGCTGAACTTTTCTGATATAATCTCTAAGTGCTCGAGAATCTCGAGCTAAGAGATAGTTATCTACAAATTCTCGAATTGTTTTCTTTTCTCGATCTCCATCAACTGATGTGATTATATATTTTAAACGAGTAGTTAATTCTGGGGTTGATTCTTTATTGATTTTCTTTAGTCCTTCAAGTTCACGTTCAATATCTCTTTCATCTTTATGAGATAAGATTTTGAATGTAATGGGAGTATTTGTTGAAGGTAATGTATAAGAAAATTCATTTACTCCTTTAGTGAGTAAACTTTCATTCAGTGGTTTATTTTCAATTTGAGTTAAATCAACTGTATGTTCCTCTCCATTATAAGTAAATGTGTAATTTCCTCCATAACCTAAAACACGGGCTGCCACCATTATAGCGTTTTTATCCCCCACAATTAAATCATCGTAATTAACGGGAGAAACAATGAGAGCCTGCATTAACTTGTCCAATACGACACCCTTCTGGATATATGATTGGTTGGTTAGAATATCCTCGTGTTTTGCGGTCATATAACTCATTTCAATTTTACCTGATGATAAGATATTATCTTCAGGGTAGAGTAAACCTTTTGATGGTAATTCAACTATTTCAGTTGGTAACTTTAATTCTGCCATAGACTATTTTTATTTGTTTATTATATGTATGTACGATATGAAAAAGAAATAAAAAAGCCAAACATTTCTGTTTGGCTCTTTATTAAATGTTAGTTGTTTTTAAAAATCATCATCCTCATCATCATCATCCTCATTGAATTCTTCATCATCTCTGAATGAATCATAGATATCTTCTTCTGTACTTGACATAAAGTCTTGGAATGATAACTCACCACTAGTTAATTTAACTAGCATATCAATTACATCATCTGGTTGGTTTTTAACCATTATATCCCAATAATCTCCAATCATCTTATCGGTGATTTTTCCTTCATTTAATGTTTTAGAGATCTCCTCTCTGATTAATTGTCTTAATTCTTGTAATTTCATGATATAAATATAACAATAATATTTTAGGTAGATTTATGTTGGAATCCTTTACCAGACATTAATTGAGATCCTCTTTGATTTAACCATTTTTTAGCTTTATTTAATGAAGCCGCTACATTATATTGACCATAAACCATTTCACCAGGAATGTCTTCTAATTTATTTCCATTTTTATCCATTATGTAAGTCTGAATATAATAAAAATAATGATGAGGAAGATTAAAATCTAATTCTTCACCTTCAGGGGTTAAAACATATCCCTGAGTTTTAAGTTGAAAATTTAATCCTTCAGGAGTAGTATACATTTCATCTTTTATATCAAGTGTATATTTATCATGTATTTTATTCCCAAACTCACTTTTACTAGTTTCTTTAGAGATTATTTTGTAAGATGGATTTACCTCATTAATAGCTTTAGAAATTTCCTCTCTAATTAATTGTCTTAGTTGATTTAGTTTCATAGTTTTTGTTTGATTTAGTTTCATAGTTATTTGTTTTTATAAATATAACAATAATATTTTAGATAGCCAAATTAGAAGTTCAAGATACAATAATCCATTCCTAATGTTAAGGTCAAGTTTTGAGCTACTGATTCATTGTCCCATGAAAAATCACCTTGTGCAAAGTTCTTAATGAAAGCACCTTTAATGATCCATTCAGAAACAATATCACCTACTGGACCTAGAATGTCTAAAGTAATATCTTTTTTATAGAAATCAGAATAACCATCTCTACCTGTTACTGATTCATGATGTAGACGAACCCATTCCATACAAGCTTGAGCACCTGAAGGTGTAATTGGGTCAAATAATGTTAAAGTAACATCATTCCAGTTTAATTTACCTTTTACTTTACGGTAAACATTGATATGGTTAAGTTTGATTTCGTCTTGAGAAAATCCTAGACCACTAATTCCTTTAATTGTATAAGCGGGGATTCCGTCAATATACATAATAAAGCGGTTCTGTAGTTTGGGCTCAAAAGCGGTAAAGAATATTTCGTTTGGATTTAGTACGGCCATGTTATTATATTTATTTGTTCTATGATATGTATGTTATAAAATATGTTCTTTAATCCTTTATGTAATATATATAAACGTATAATCGTTCAAACCTAAAAATCATGGCTAGACCTAAAAAAACACCAAAAGAAAATATATGTAAAAATTGTGATGGGATTTTTTATACAAGACCATCTCATGGAAGAGATTTTTGTTCAAAACCATGCGCTCAACAATGGAAAGGAAAAGATAAATCTTGGCTAGAAAAAAGAAAAAAAACATGTTTAGATAAATATGGGACAGAAGTAGCTATTTTATCAGAAGAAGTAAAAGATAAATATAAACAAAGTTTAAAAGATAAATATGGAGTTGAATCACCCTTTGAATCAGAGGAAATAAGAAATAAAGCTAAAAAAAGCATTAAAGATAAATATGGGTTTAAGGTTGCATCCCAACATCAAGACATAGCAAATAAAATATCAAATAAATTAAAAAATAGGGTAATTAACAGGGAAAATTTTGTAGATATTAAATGGGATAAACTTATAGCCTATTTTAAAGAAACTGGTATGGAACCTATGTTTGATAAGGATTATTTAATAGAAAATAAAGTTAAACATCAATATAAAAATAAATTTGTTTTTAAATGTAATAAATGTAATAATATAACAGAAGTATATTTAAGCAATGGATATTTACCTTCCTGTTTATGTTGTACTGAATTTAAAGGATATTCTTTGATAGAGGATGGGATTTTAAATTTTTTATTACATTATATAACAAGAGATAATATAAGATTAAATGATAGAAATGTACTGAGAGGAAAGGAGCTAGATATATTTTTAGAAGAATATAATATAGCTATAGAAGTAAATGGAGTGTATTGGCATTCTGAGTCTTTAGGAAAATATAAAAATTATCATTTATTTAAGACTAATAAATGTTTAGAAAAAGGAATTAGGTTAATTCATATTTTAGATTATGAATGGCTGTTTAAAAAACCTATTATTCAATCTATATTACTATCTCAATTAAATCTTATTGAGAGTAAGATATATGCTCGAAAATGTATAATAAAACCAGTTCCTAAAGAACAATTAAGGCCATTTTTAAATGAAAACCATATTCAAGGTTATACCCATTCCTCTATTAATTTAGGGTTATACTATAGAGATGAATTAGTATCTATAATGACTTTTGGAAAAAATAGATTCAAAAAGAATTCTAATGAATTTGAATTAGTACGTTTTTGTAATAAATTAAATACTAATGTAGTTGGTGGGGCATCTAAATTATTTAAACATTTTTTAAAAAATTATAATGAAGAATGTAAGGATATTATAAGTTTTTCTGATAGGAGATTCTTTAATGGGAGTTTATACTCTATGTTAGGGTTTGATTTTGAATCTTATACTTCTCCTTCTTATATTTATTGGAAAGATAATAGAATTCTTAATAGAATGTCATGTCAAAAACATAAGTTACATAAACTATTAGATAACTTTAATCCAGAATTATCTGAGTATGAGAATATGAAGATGAATGGTTATCGGAGAGTATGGGATTGTGGTAATACTAAATGGAGATTAAAAAAGCCCTCATAATGAGGGCTCTTTATATTATTTTTACAAAGTTTATGCAAATGTTACTCCAGTAGGTAGAATATTAAAATCTAAATAAATGAATTCAGCAGTTTTAGTAGGTTGTAAATAAATACCACCTCTTAACTCATTTCTGTCAATCACATCTGGAGTGTTATTTGAATCATCCATTACTACTCTAAATGCATATAGACCTTGTCTTTGTTGTACAGATTCAAGATATGGATTAACTTGAGCTAGGAATTGATTTCTAGTGGCTGTAGTGTTTTGTTCAAATACTAAGTTGTCTGCTACTTGAGAAATATATCCTTTTAACTCAATTAACAATCTTCTAACATTTACTCTATCAAGAGCTGATGCTTGTTTTTGTAGTGTTTTCTGTCCAAATACTACTACACCCGTATTAGGGAATGTAGCAATTGGGTTTACTTTTCCTTGATATAAGGTATCTCTGTCTGCATTGATTAATTTACGTTCGGCTTGAATTACTTGACCTAATCCACCTCTGTTAATACCTGCGGGAGCAAACCATGCCTCAGCAATTCTATCGTTATTAGCGTAAACTCCAGGGATCATAGTGGAAGCTGGAACAAAGACATTTTTGCCTGAGTCAGGGTCTGTGGTTTGTAACCAAGGCCAATAAGCAGCTGCATATGAAGTATCACGAGAAGCAGCTTGACTAGTTACAGCACCAATTGAAGAACCGTATCCTACTAGATCAATAGGGGCAATAGCATCTCCTCTATTTTCAATATTTGAAATTAAAGTACTTAATACTGTTGAATGACCTGCAAAAGCATCAATCAAACCAGGGGCTGAGATGATGTTGTATCTGTATTCGTCTTTATTTGCTAATAAATTAAATACATCAGTATAATTGGCTCCTACTAAACCTTGTGAATTAGTATTAGTAATATCTTGATAATACTTGTTATTTCCTCCAATATTACCTGTGGCATTTGCAAAAGCACCGCTTTGGGCAATCGGAATAGAAGAAGTATAGGCATTAATTCTAACATTACCATTACTATCAAGATAATCTACAGTAGTTAGAGATACGTTGCCTACTCTTACATAGCGAGAAGAGTTACGATATGATCCTGAAGGTTGTAGATAAATATCTGATGTACCCGCGTTACGAGTAGTTAAGGTTTGATCACCAATAATTCTAGCTACATAATTTGAGGAATTAGGATCTAAAGATAGATTAGTCCATGTTTCTAGAACAGTTTTGTTCTGTGTTCTATCATCACCTCTTCTAATCAATAAACCAAAAGTACCTGAGGCGGTATTAGGAGAAACAATTTCCCATCTTAAGTTATCTTTTGAACCGCTTGCTAACACACCTTGAGCATCTTCTGGACCTACACTATTCATAATTACACCATCACTCAGAGTTTCTAAAGTAAAGGCATTTAATGAACCAATATTTGCACTTGAAGAAATAGGTTGAGATAATGCGGGAATATATGAACCTGAGGCTACTCTAGTTACAATTAAACTAGTTCCACCATTTTGGAAATAGTTGTAAGCTGAGATAGAGGTAAAATAGGTATATGTTTGGGCATCTGTTACTGATCCACTGTTAAAAGTGGTACCAAAGTAAGCCTGATATTCACTGTAAGTGGTAATAAGTCTAGGTATTCCTACTTTACCTTTTACAGTTGGACCAACAAGAGCAGCTCCTGCTTGGATAGGTAAGCTAGTAATTTGAGATTGATCATTTTCTCTAGCTAGTACACCGGGTGATAGTAAAATTTCTGCCATATTATATTAGTATTTGTTTTATTATATGTATGGCATTGGAAATTCAAAGTTAAGAAACAGGGATAAATTCTCCCGTTTCTAATGAAATATTTCCTTTACCATACTTGGTTTCAATTTCTTTAATTAAATTTTGTTCGTGTTGTTGAATATCACTTAATTCTTTTTCTAGTTGTTCTTTTTGAACATTTAAACTAATTTGCTGAACTTCATTCATTCCTAATTTAAAAACTAACTCGTCAAATTGGGTTCGTAAACTTCCAATTTGTTTCATTTCTTCTTCTGTTAAAACCTTTTTTTCCATAATTTATTTATTTTTAAGTTAATAATACAAAACCTGTAAATACTACATAAGCTGTTCCTGATCCTAAACTGTTATTTATTTCTATAACTCCAGTTGAACTATTTAAAATAATATTTAAATCATTAATATAACTAATCTGAACAGTATTAGCAGTTATAAAAGCAGTGTCTCCTAAACGTTTTCCTACTAATATAGGAAAAGGTGCTGAATTGAAAATTCCTCCTGTCATAGCACCACTTCCTGCTATCATCTGGAAGCTTGAACCACTTTGAACAGTAGGAACTGCCGAGGAACTTATTTGATAATATCCATAAACATAATCTGCGTTTGTTGCTTTGCTGGCATAAGAGGAAGATAAAGCTGTTGAAGCAAATGAAGCTGAAGTTGCTATTAAAGCACTTGCAGCAGTTGTTGCTGAGGTAGCTGAAGTTGCTGAGGTAGCAGTAGTAGCAAAACTAGCGGTTACAGCATAGGAGGCACTTACTACTGTTCCTAATAATAAGGAGGCTGTGGCCGCATAAGATGCTGAAATAGCTGTGGTGGCTGAAGTTGATGATATTGCTGTTGTAGCTACATTAGCTGAATTTGCTGTTGTTGCTGTAGTAGCATTTGCTGCTAAAGTAGCAAAAGATGAACTAACTGCATTCAAAACATATGAGGCAGTTGTTGCTGTAATTGCAGTTGTGGCTGTGGCTGCTAATATAGCAAAGGAAGCTGTATTAGCCAAAGAAGCAGTAGCCGCATATGAGGCACTTTGTACTGTTCCTAATAATAAAGAGGCAGTAGCAGCATATGAAGCAGAAACAGAAGTTGTTGATATTGAAGCTGAATTTGCTATAGTGGCTAAACCCGCTAAAGCTGAAATTAAAGCATATGAGGATGTTAAAGCTGTAGTAGCAAAACTAGCGGTTACAGCATAGGAGGCACTTACTACACTTAAAGCTAAGCTTGATGTGGTTGAATTTACAGCATGAGAAGCTGAGGTTGAAGTAAGAGCATAAGATGAGGAAATAGTAAAGGAGGCAGTTTGGGCATTCGCTACATATGAGGATGTTTGAGCAAAGGAAGCTGTTAAAGCTTGTTGTATAAATGAGGCTGTTAGAGCATAAGAGGCTGTTAAAGCTTGATTAGCATATGAGGATGTTCCTTGTAAAGATCCAGTTAAACCTCCAGAACCCATTGATAATGAACCAGTAATAATTAAGCTACCACTTATAGTTATGTCATAGGCTGCTGCTCCAGTTAATGCATCTATTGATTGTGATACATGAGCTGCCTGAATTGTTGAGGTGTTGTTTATACCACTATTTGATAATATTAGTGCCATTTACTATTTTATTATATGTATGTTAGAAATTTGGGAGAGTATTATCCAGTCCGATTTGAGTTTCAAAGTTAAATACTACTTTGGTTTTATCTGAGAATTTATTTTGGGCTGATAGTTCTTTATTTATAGTATCAGGGATGATATATCCATATAAACGTAAAGAGAAATTAGTTTTTACTACTCTTTGTTCACCTTGTGGTAATTCAGTAGTATTAGCAAATGAATCAATTCTAGCTTGAAATTGAAATTGTTCTGGGTTTCCCCAATATGAGTCTGAGGCGTAATTTATAGCTTCAATTATTTTATTCATCTGTTCAACATAATATGTTGAAACTATGCATTCATAAGTTAAAGTAACATAATCAGGCATAACCACAGCATAATATTGTTTTTGTGGTTTTCGGTTATTTAAGATATTGAATTTATCATAAGCATTTTTAGGTGAGTATGCTTTAGTAAATATCTTATAATTATTAGGATTGTTAGCATCAAGTTTATTAGCTATTGAACGATTTTTTTCTATATTAGTTCGCTTAAAGACAATTAAAGGCATCATAATTTTCCCTTTTTTATCTCTATAAAAGCCATCTTTTTGAACTGCTTTCCATCTTTCAGGGGAACCATAAACTATGGGTACAGGAATTCTTGTACCATTTTGTATTACTGTAGGACAAATAATATTTTCAAAGTAATAAATTATAGCCCCATCAATATCTTCTAATCCAACACTAAATGGTTTTGTAGTATCACCTTTAAATGATAATTCCTCTGCTCTATTAGTTGGATCTACAGCATTAGGATTACCTCTAGTAGTATCATATGCCTGATGTTGGGATACGCTTATTTCCCGTTGTGTTTTAGGGGTTGGGGTTTTTCCTTTATTAGCCATTGTATCTTTCTTTAGTAATACCTACACGATCAGCAGATACTTGATGAGTTGAACAAATGATAGAAACATTTGTACCAAAATTTGCTAGGCCTGGATTTAATGGATTAGATTCATTTGGATAATTTGGATCTTTACCTACAAATAGTTGATTGTCCATTACATTATGAACTTCAAAATATAGTTCTTCATATAAGAAGATATCACCTACCTCTAACACTAAATTAGCATCTACTAGGTCATCCCTAAAGAATCTAAAATTAACCTGACGAGTATAATCAGGGCCCATATCTGTTTCAGTATATGTAGGGTCAGGTCTTTCAATTAGACAGTTAATTAGGGTTGGGCCTTCATAATATTTTTCTTCAGCGGCCTCTCCATATATATTAACATTTGTTTCTTCTAACCTAAATTTATAGATAGCACATTGCTGAGTAATAACATCTCCTAACAACTCACGGTTGATTTTTCTAAACATTGAAATGTCACGAGATGAGCCAAATATAGCCATATGGTTTTATTATACGTATGTATTACTTGCTTAGAGGGAATACTTTTTGAACCATTATAACATGTGACTGATTAGTTATATTATACCCGTATATAAAATTTAAATGTTGTTTAAGTTGAATACCTACATGGGGCATAACTGTAAAATCTCCTAAAGGAGATGCTCCGAATCCTCCACCTAATACCAAGCCAAAAGGTTGTTTATATTCAGTTTTAGTAACAGTATTAGTAATAGTAGTAAATACTGAGTCTGTTCTAAAAATATATTTAGGAAATTTTGGAGTATAATTTAGTTCTGTTGATAGTAGTTCTCCTTTAACTACCGCTGATAGAGTACCTTCTATGAGTGTATCCTTATACTCTTGAGTAAAATAAGTTGTATCACACGGTTGGGTAGATAATGGTTTTGTAGTGTCAATTTTTATTTTTCCCCCTTTAGTTATTGTAGGTTTTCTTTCTAGAAGGACAGTGTCTATACGCGTTTTAGTTACAGTCATGGTATCTGTTGTGACTGTACATGGGTCTGTTGAATTACAACCTTTAAATGTGGAACCTATAAATATTCCTAATATGATTGCTAATACAAGAGATACAGTTAGGTGGGGATTTTTCATTTAATCATTATAGTTTTTATATATTTCTAGAATGTTTGGAACAATAGGATGTCTATGATTTTGTTTTAATGTAAATATTCTAAAACCTTTAACATTGGCCTCTACTGTGCCTAAAAATCCAAAACCAGATTCTTTTTTACTTTTTAAATCAATCTGGGATACATCACCACAAATGACCATTTTAGAGTTCATACCTAGACGACCAATAACCATTTCCATTTGAGTATGTGTCACGTTTTGGGCTTCATCTACTATAACAAATGTATCAACTAAGGTACGACCTCGCATAAAAGCAAAGGGTAATATTTCAATGATACCTTCCTCTAATAATTTATTTATTTTGTCTTTATTATATAACATATAAAGATTAGCATAAATTGGAGCTAACCATGGATCAAGTTTATCTTTCATGTTTCCAGGTAGAAATCCTATTTCTTCTTTTGATACTGTTGGTCTTGTAATTACAATTTTTTCAACATCTCGTTTAAATAACATATCCAGGGCTACCTGACATGCTACTAATGTTTTACCTGAACCTGCTTGACCCCTTAGTACTGTAATTGGATTATCCAAGATAATATCTTTGGATTGTTTTTGTTCATTATTTAGTTGGAT